ATAAGAAAATATAGGAAAATTAATAATTTACCAGAAATATACTCTTTAGAAAAGGTAAAAGAATTGATTTTATTGTATGATATTAATGGTCAAGGATTCATTAAACAAATAAAATTAGATGATTCTAAATTATTAAATTCAATAGATTTTTATACAACAGATCATAAATTACATAGCGATAAATTAACTGAAAAGATCTACAGAATATTAAATTCTATAGAATCAAATCAAAAATTTAACTGTAAACATTGCCAAAATGAATTGAAATTTTATACATTAAATTCAGGATATGGTGGAGAAAATAGAATATGTAAAAGTTGTTTACCAAAACATAATGGATTCGGTGTTTCAGCAGTTTCTCAGAAATTATTCTGGCAAGTTTATAACAAGATGACAGATAAATCTAATGTACATTTTAATGAATTGAACAATGAAGTCAAGATTATTATGGAAAATGGCGATAAGGAAAAATATAATTTATTAAATACTTCTTATTATAGAGTAGATTTCGTCAAAGATAATTATATAATAGAATTTGATGGTATTTATTGGCACAAAGATAAAGAATTTGATCAACAAAAAGATATATTTTTCAAATCAAAAGGATATGAGGTATGTAGAATTGATGAATCTGAATATACAAAATACCCAGAAGAAACTATAGTTAAATGTATAAACTTCCTGAATCAGTAAGATTAAATAAGACTAATAAAAAAATCTTAACGCCTAATGGCTACGAGTCATTTTTAGGTGTCAATAAGATCACAAAAAATTCTTATATACATCTAAAATTCTCTAATGGACAAGAATTAAAATGTTCAGAAGATCATCCATTAATGACATGCGAAGGGATTGTTAGAGCAAAGGATATAGATAAATTAACAGAAATTGAATCTATAGACGGTGGATGCTTTGTCACATCAAAGAGACATATCAAGCGTAAGATAGAATTATTTGATATTGTTAATTCTGGCAAAGATAATATTTATTATTCTAATGGAATAGTATCACATAACTGTGAATTTCATGGTTCGACTAACACATTAATAGATGGCGGTAAATTACAAGCATTATATGCAAAAGAACCATTAGAATTAGATGAAAACGATGCTTATGGGATGGAAGTATATGAGAATCGAATCAAGGAATCTTATGATGAAGAAACGCAGAAATTAGTAGATAAAGATCATATTTATGTTATTTGTGCTGATGTATCTGAAGGTAAAAATTTAGATTATACAACATTTTCTGTAATAGATTCCTCTACAATACCTTATAGACAGGTAGCGACATATAGAAATAATACTATTTCTCCTATGTTATTTCCTGATGTATTAAAACTGTGTGCTGAATATTATAACAATGCTTATGTTTTAATAGAGATCAATAATAATCCACAAGTAGCTGATACATTATATCAAGATCTTGAATATGAGAATGTATTCAAGATTTTTTCTGGTAATAAAAAAGCACAACAATTATCAGAAAATGGTAGAGCTAATCAGAATGGAGTGAACATGAGTCCTTTGGTAAAGAGGACTGGTTGTTCAGCATTAAAGACGATTGTTGAAACTAACAAATTAGAAATTTATTCTTCTGAGACCATCTATGAGTTGACTAGATTCATAGCAACTAATAATTCATTTGCTGCTGAAGAAGGTGCGCATGACGATTTAGCTATGACCTTGGTGATGTTTGGTTGGTTGAGTACACAGAAATTATTCATCGAATTATCATCTACAGATATCAGAAAACGTCTTCAGATAGAAAATAATTACCTGAAGGAAGAAGATCATGAATTACCACCAATGCCTGAATTCAATGATTCTTTAAGAGATAAATATACATTAGAAGGTGGTGATTTATGGAAAGTAGTAGAGCCTGAGCAATTTTATTATTAAACGGAATTAAGCAAAACCTCTAAGAATATAAATAATACTAAAGAGGTTTTAATTTTAAATCAACAAGGAGTAAATAATTATGCCATTCGCGATATCGCCCAGCGTAAACGTATCAGAAATTGATAATTCCACAGTAATACCTTCCTCAGCAGATTCTGTTGGTGCAATTTCAGGAGAGTTTAGTTGGGGTCCAGTAAATAAAAGAATTCGTGTAGAATCTGAACCTATGTTGGTATCAACGTTTGGTACTCCTACTAGCAATAACTATTCTACATTTTTTTCTGCTGCAAATTATTTAGCTTATTCTAATAATTTATTAGTAGTTAGAGCAGCAAATACAACATCAAGTTTTAATGCTAGTACAAACCAATCAGCTAATATTTCAATAGGATCTGAAAAGTTTTGGGAAGTATTATACCAAAATTCAGGAAACACATCTATAACAGGTGGACCATTCGCTGCTAGATATCCAGGCACTTTTGGTAATTCAATTGCAGTTGCGGTTTGTGGTAGTAATACAGCATTTAAGTTTTCTAATACTTCTATCACTGCTAATACAATTGTTGGTAGTAATACGATCGTATTAAATTCTAATACACTTTCATATTTCTCTAATTTTACTGCTAATGATTATATTACGGTAAATGGTGTTCAATATGTATTAGATTCTACTCCCGCACAAGGTGCTAATACAATTATCGCAAAGATTGGAACTTCTGCGGCTCCAGCTACTGCTAATAATGTATCTGTTAAATTAGCATGGAAATATGCTCAATATTTTTCATCAGCACCCAGCACATCAATTTATGCAGGTCAACAAGGTGCATTAAATGATGAAATCTCTATTGTGGTTATAGATGCTAATGGAACATTTAGTGGAACTAAAGGAACAATCTTAGAAACTTATGACCGATTATCAGTAGCTTCTGATGCAGTAAATGATGATGGTTCAAATAACTATTATCAAACAATTTTATTCAATAAATCTAAATATATATATGCTATTGGGCAAGTCCAGAATACAAATTGGAATCAACCCGCTCTAAATACAACATTCTTAAATGTAGCCAATTATTATAATCAATTAGCTGGTGGCTCTAATGTAATTGATTCTGCTGCTAAAATTAATGGATATTCTCATTTCACTAATTCTGATGAAGTAACTGTAGACTTTTTAATTGCAGGTGAAGCAGATACAGGAACAACTCCTGAAGTAGTCACATCTATCTTAACATTAGCGAATCAAAGAAAAGATTGCGTAGCTTTCATTTCTCCTCTAAGACAAGATTCAATTACATCTACAGTAAATTTAGACAAAATCATTTCTTATAGAAATACATTAAGCCCATCAACATCTTATTCATTTATGGATTCTGGTTATAAATATCAATATGATAAATATAACAATGTATATAGATATGTACCATTGAATGGTGATATGGCAGGATTATGTGCTAGAACTGATAAAACTAATGCTCCTTGGTGGTCTCCTGCTGGGTTAAATAGAGGTCAATTATTGAATGCGATTAAATTATCATGGAACCCTTCTCAACCACAAAGAGACGAATTATATCAGGCTAATATTAATCCTGTAATTTCATTATCTGGTCAAGGCATTGTATTGTATGGCGATAAAACTATGCAATCTAAAACATCATCATTTGATAGAATTAATGTCAGAAGATTGTTTATAACATTAGAAAGAGCAATTGCAACAGCATCTAAATATTCTTTATTTGAATTTAATGATTCATTTACACAATCTGCATTCATTTCATTAGTTGATCCTTATTTACGATCAGTAAAGGCTGGTAGAGGAATTTATAATTATAGAGTTGTTTGTGATGCTTCTAATAATCCACCTAGTGTAGTTGATCAGAATGGATTTGTTGGCGATATTTACATCCAACCAGCTAAATCTATTAATTTTATACAATTGAATTTTACTGCGGTGAATGGTGGAGTATCTTTTAGTGAAATTTCTGGGTCTACTTTAACATTTTAATAATAAACAAACATTAAATAGCGGATGAAATATTCCGCTATAAATACTAATAATATAAATTTAAGAGGTAGTAAAATGGCATTTAACGTAGACCAATTTAGAAATGCAATGGTCTTTGATGGGGCTAGACCTAATTTATTTCAGGTAACATTACAATTTCCACCAACAGTAAACAATGGAACAAATTCAAGATCTATTCGGTTCATGGCTAATGCTACTCAGTTACCGTCATCAGTGATTGGTGTAGCTAGACAAAGTTATTTTGGTAGAGAAGTGAAATTCCCTGGTGATAGAATGTTTCAGGATTGGTCAATTAATGTAATCAATGATGAAACTTTTTATCTAAGAAATTCATTCGAACAATGGTTGAATTTAATTAACAATAATAGACAAAATATTAGAGATTCTAGAGCAATCTATAGTTCAGAATACTCAGTTGATGCACAGGTAACTCAATTCAGTAAAGAAGGTGAACCCATAAAAAAATATAATTTTGTTGGTTTATTTCCTACTACAGTCGATCCCATCCAGCTCAATTGGGCACAAAATGATCAGATTGAAGAATTTGGTGTGACATTTACATATCAATATTGGGAATCTGTATTAGATAATGCAACACTAGATGCTCCTAATTCATCAATTGCATCTAATTTTTAACTTTGAATTAATATAATATTATGGCTAAAATTTCATTATTTGGTTTTAAATTAGGAAAAGATCCGGTAGCAACAGAAGTTCTACCGTCTTTCTCTCCTCCTGTATTAGATGATGGTGCTGTTACGGTAACCGCCGCAGCCCATTATGGTACAAGTGTTGATCTAGAATCAAATTATAAAAATGATGTTGAATTAATTACCAGATATCGAGAAATGGCTATGCAGCCAGAAATTGAATCTGCTGTAGATGATATCATAAATGAAGCTATAGTACAAGATAACGATGTTACAGTTTCAATTGTTACTGATAATATAAAAGCTTCTCCTAAAGTTAAAAGTGCAATAGAAGAAGAATTTGAGACTATATTAACACTATTAAATTTTAAAAATCTAGGACAAGATATCTTCAGAAGATATTATGTAGATGGTAGATTATATTATAACGTAATATTAGATAAAGAAAACACAAAAGCTGGTATTCAAGAACTTAGATATACTGATCCTAGAAAATTATCTAAAATTAGAGAAATTCAAAAAATTAAAGATAAGAATACAGGACAAGATATTATTGCTGGTTATTCTGAATATTATATCTATTCAGATTCAATCTCTACAAAATCTAATTTAACTAATTCAGGTTTAAGAATTGCTCCTGATAGCATCATTTCTATAACAAGTGGATTATTAGATTCTAAACGCTCTATTGTATTAAGTTACATCCATAAATGTATTACAGGTGATGGCAGAATAAAAACGCCATCAAGCTGGACTTACATGGAAGATTTGAATATTGGAGATATTGTATATTCGTACAATATTGAAGATGATCAAATAGAAGAAACGAAAATTACATCTAAGTGGAATAATGGATGTAAAAATATTGTTAAAATTAGATCTAAGCATACAGAATTTAAATGTACAGAAGATCATTTAGTTTTATCATATGACAATAAAACTAAAATAACCGAATATATTGAAGCGTCTCAATTAATACCAAAAAGACATAAATATTTTTACCAAAATCAGAAAATCACAATAAAGATATATTTTCTATTCTTGATGATGTTATCGAAATTGTAAAATTAGATCAACAAGAAAATGTATTCGATATTGAAGTAGAGAACGATTCACATAATTTTATTGTTAATGGTGTCGTAGTTCATAA